TTAGTATGTCCGTTTGATGATAATCTTTCACTGTTTAACTCCTTTACATCGTCATAGATTGTAACCCACGGCCAATGCTTGCGTAAAACTTTTTGACAATATGGATCAAAATCACAAAACGCTACAGTCTCAAAATATCCTGTAGCTTCTAGTCCTAGACTAAATCCTCCTATACCTGAAAACAGATCTAAATGATTAAGCTTGTTCATCAGGTATAAAGATAGGACTATGTCCACCTTTAGCTGCTAGTTCTGATTCTATGTAATCAAGTCTAGGATCTTTTCTAACTTTATGTCCTTCATACAGTTTATTCATGATTTGTTTAGGTGTTAACATCTCATGCGTTCTATCAGAAAACACTATGACATAAACATGTGTCTCACTTGTCTTTGTCAAAACTTTCCAACGCTTAAATCTATGTATAGCTTTTCCATATGCTTTTGATATGTACTCTTCCATTTTATGTTTACCCAACAATCTTTCGTCACCGTCTCGCATCTCAATTTTCCAAATGGGTTGCTCATGCAAATCAGTTCCAGGATTAACTGCACCTTCATCTATTTGCTGTAAGCCTACGATAATTTTGCTCATGATCTATTCTTTTCTTGCCTCCTTTCTTAATCTGTTCAATTAATTTGTGTTTGATTTTTGGTAAAAGTATTTTTACCATTGGATTGGATATGTTGTTTCGACCAAACAAAGTCATATCTAAATGATTACACATTATATCAAACTCTGTTTTATCTAACTCAATCTTTACATAAGTTCTTGGCATTCTATATTCTCCTTATTAGGACTAATTTATCCCATAAAGTTGAGAATTGCAATACTATTCTTCGGGGTGAACTTCTATTACGTCTGTGTTTATGCTGAATTGTTTTTCGATTTCACGTAGTTTTTCTTCTACTTCAACCTTAGATAGTTGATCTATAGATCCTGTCAATATCTCTTTTCTATCAATATAGAGTCCTGCTGCCTGGCCTCTAGACTTTTCAGCTGCTACAGCCGCTGCCCAATTACCCGCTTCTTCTGCACCTCTGGACAAATCATCCAGTCTTTTGATATGTCTTGAGTAACTTACCTTATATTTTTCTTGCCATTCTCTACGTAATCTTTCTATCTCTTCTACAACTAGAGGAAACATTTTAGGATTAGTGAGATTAGCTGCGGCTTGTTGTGCTGACTTCTCTGAAAAACCAGCTTCAATTGCACAGTCTTTTGCTGACATACGATCGCCTTTTGAGACTATCAGCATTGCAAACTTGTGTTGTTTTGTTGTTAACTTTCTTACGTTACCCATATCAATTAATCATATAGTTGTTTTATATATACATTATTATTATTATTTATCACTATTTATTTTGCAAGACATGTATAGTAAAAGTTACCAAGTAACCTATAAGTTACCTATAAGTTACCTATAAAATACAGTAGAATCAACTACTTATTGTAAAAGTAACCTCAGTAACCTCATATTTAGAAAAAAATTGAAAAAGAAAAATAAAAATATATTCTATACAACTATATGGCTATATCTAGAGCACAAATGCCAAAGCAATTGACTGGTGGTAAACGTAAAAAGAAACTAAAACGCCAGGCCGCTATTGCTATCAATATGAAGAAGCGTGGTGTCAAACCAAAAGGTAAATAATTATGGCTAAAAAGAAAACAAAATCCAAAGAAAAAGATAAAAAGAAGAAGAAAAAGAAAAAAAAGAAGAAGAACGACTATTGAAAATACCTAAATTACCTGAGTACGTTGAAATGGGACCTTTTAAAGTCCATTTAAAGCTCGTGAGCCACGAACTAGCATACGAGGTGAGTGAACAGCAAGGCTCTTTTCATTCTAAACCACCAATGACTATTGTTTTAGATGAAAATATCATGGCCATGGAAAACGAATCAACAATGAACGTTCTCATCCATGAGTTGTTTCACTTGTGTTACTATCAATATGAATTAGAAAAGATAACAGAAGAGGAAAATCTTGTTAACGCTTACGCAAACTTTACGACAGAGCTACTAACCAGAAGTAATCTTAAAGACTATTTGATACATCTCATGACAAAGAAACTCAACTAATGATTATTAAGTATTTTCTTGTGGGTGTCTTTTGTATAACACAGCCTGCACCAGATTGTGTCCGGGTTGCGGGGTCCGTGCCTTACGATACATTGCAATCCTGTGCGTTAGCCAAAAACAATTTTGAGACAATCATGAAACAAAGAGATCCTACTTATTCAACAACCATGACTTGCGTATCAGCATACCCGATACCAGAAGATCAAACGTCTATTTATTTTTAAATACTCGAGGAAAACGACCATCTAGCTTATAACAATTATAAGCGTACTTCCACTCTCTGCCATACTCAGCCATACAAAATTCTTTAACACCTTCGTCCATATGTAATTTTGGGGTTTTAAATATATTTTTTAGTAATTTTAACATGCCCATAATATAGGCACGAACAAGTCAATGACTATTGCTTTTTTGAGACATCAGTCACCCATACTAGGGCCGTGAGGTATTTTTTTCCACCATTCATCTTTTTCTTCTTTTAATCTTTCGTTTACAATTTTAGATATATCTTCATGTAACACAGAAACATGACCAATATCAATTTCACAGGGACGTCCTTCATTATCTTTCACATCTTGAATCTCTGTCTTTGTCAAACTGATATAAAGCTTACCTCCGTGATACATAATTCTCATTGATCGTCATCACACATACATTTACGTTTTTCTTTTTCAGCTTTTAATTCTTCGTTTAAATCACCATTGATTCTGCGATGAAACTCATTCAACTCTTTTTGATCTCGTAGCTGTTCTCGTAAACTTTTTATTTCTTCTTTTAGTTCTTCTATCTCAGTCATTTTCTAAACCTATCCTTTAATTTATCTTTGTTAATTTCATATTGCCGTGTTCCGATAACCCATAACAAAAAGATCACGAAGCAGAGCTGCAGAATCACAACTCCAAATAATATAAATACTATTGTGGTCACTTTTTTCTCCTGTTCTTGTATCGTGTAGAGCGTCTCTTTCTTTTCTTCGATCCCATTTTTCGTCTACCTTTATGAAATCCTGCTCTACCAGTGTGTGCCATTACTTGTCGATACCTTTACCAACGTCTGTTCCGGGAGCCTTGGCTCGTAGGTGAATATTAAACGCCATTGATCTACGCTCTCCTTCGCTTCGAAACGGATAAACCTGGTGCGACAACCAACTAGGAAATAAATACAAGTCACCTATCTGAGGTTTAGCCATATACGAATGTTTACTAAATGTATTTGGCACACTACCTAAAAACTCTAAACAACCTACACTCGGATAATGATCTTCTCTTCTGTATTCTTCTTCGTAACCTGGCGGAACTTTTAAAAAGATCACACCTGATAGCTGCGAATCATGAATATGTACAGGATTAAAGTCGCCTGCATACTGACTTACAACCCATGAAGTATAAGTCATATTTGTATTTTCAGGGTTAAATTGACTACCGACAGTCTTTACGATATACTCCGTCACTAATTTATTAACCACTAATTCTAGTGACTTAATTTCACCTAACGACAAAGCAATTTCTTTCTTTACATTACCTGCCAAATTGCCACTGTAATCTAATTCTTCTGATTTTTTTTCATCATTTAAGATATCATCTGCTTTTTTATTTACTTCATCGATAATATTTTGAGGGACAGCACTTTTCAGGATCCGTGGTCCAAAAGGCGTGTATAAATCATAACTAATCTGTTTTTCCATACTTTCTCCTTAAAACTTTATATAATATTTTTCTCCGTTTTTCTGCATCATCACATATTGATTTAATTTTGCACGATAGATATCTAACTGTGTAGAGTCTTTGAAATCACTAGAATCAGAATTACGCACCGCTTTTTCTTTACGTTCAATCATTGATCGTATTCGCTCAATATATTTATCTAACGGAAAGACTTTCATAAGTGCCCGTCTCTCCGAGCTGTCACACCACTTCCTATCTCATTAAGGTAAGGATTAGAAACACCACACATGAAAGGATTGCGAAGATAATTTGTATCGGTGTCTCTATGTTTCATTCTAGGTGTCAGATGAACCCCCTTCGCTTTGGGGATTGGGTCTAAGGACTTGTTCCTTTACAAATACGTCCTTAATCTCGTAGTCAGTAAACGGAGGGATAGGAGTGTAATCAGGAGACCCAGGAGGAAATGCTAGTAAAGTACCCCAGTCCCTCTCATTTACTTTCTTCTGCACTTCGTCTACGGCCTCCTCTAGACTGTTGTGCAAAACTTCATAGTGTAGGGTTGTTTTTTGTTGAACCGCCACTCTAAACTTTTTTTGATTATTTTTTTCTTGTTTTAAGACCTGTACAGCAGCTTGTAGACTCTCGTCCGCAGTATCAGTCTCGACATATTTCAATAAAATTTTAATTGCTTCGTCATTAGTCATTTCTTTTTTCTCCTCTATATGTAAACATCCACACCATATGCACGACATTCCATGATGTTCGGGGCAATAGCATTGTGGACATAACTCATGTGTCAATGTTTCTTTTTTTACACTCCTTGATACAAAGCCATTCAATGACTTTGCCGACTGATCTAAAATCATCTGCACCAAGTTTTTTTAGTAAACGCCAAATGTTTATAGAAACAGCGACTGATTTATATTTACTCGAGTTCATTTACTTTCTCCTAAAATAATAAGGTTAGTACAGCTATAGCTATTAATATCTGTTTCCAAAAAATTGCTAAAAACACAATAACTATAAATATATTTAACCAATGTATCCCCATAATTTACCTAATTACATGGGATATGTCAATGATAAGTAACAATCTCATCCTCTTCAGCTTCAAAAACTATAGTATTTTCAACGTAAAATTCAGTTCCACAATTAGGACAAGAATAGACTTGCTTGCCTTCTTCTTGTTTTTTCTCATCAACAGGCACTATGACTTCTTTACAATGATAACACTCAGCGTCTAAAATTTTTAATTTTTTATCGTTCCCCATGATGTCCCTATCTTTGGATCTACCTTACTTGGCACCTCCAATTCTATACAATTTTCCATAATATCTTTTATCATCTTAATATCTTTTTCATCTCTACAAGAACAATTTAGTTCATCGTGTACTTGTATGTGTGGCGTGATACCAGCTTTGTATACTTCAATCATTGCCTTCTTTGTTTGATCAGCTGCACTACCCTGGATAAGTTTATTAAGTGCTTTATATATAAATGCTCTTTTTAAATTAGAACCATACTTACGCATTGCTTCGTCTCTTGGTAATGCTTTGTGTACTCCCCACTTGGTAGGTTCCCATAAATCAAAATGACAGATACGACCTAGTATTGTTCTGACCTGGCCATTATCATTTGCTGATTTACTAGCAAGACCCATCAACTGTTTTACAAAAGGCACACGACTGTGATACTTCTCAAATAATTCTTTTGTATCATCTTCACCCATTCCTAATTCACTACCAAGTTTCTTTTGACCCATACCATAGAACAGTCCGAGGTTCATGGTCTTTGCAACCTTACGCTCGATTCCTGCCATCTCTGCTGCTATCTGGTGAAAGTCTGTATCATTAGTCTCTCTGTAGGATTCTACAAATTCATCAGCACCATCAAGACCACCATGAGTGAGAGCTGCGAAGTGTACAACTAATCTTGGTTCTTGTTGTGAGTAATCAAAACTACCCCAACTACAACCTTCTTCTGGTATAAATAAAGATCTAATTAAAGGACCAATGTTTTGATTTCTAGCAGGTATCTGCTGTAGGTTAGGATTAGACATACTTAGTCTACCTGTAATCGTGCCACCTTGATCTGATTTCAATTGATTAATCTCACCATGTATACGACCATTGTGTTCGTGTTTTAATAATGAGTCTATGAACGTAGACCTGGCTTTGAATAATTCCCTTGATTCTACTATCTTTTTTGACAGAGGATCTTGTAAAGTGCCCAAGAAATTTTTATCAAAACTAGGTAATCCTGTAGGTGTTTTATTGTAAGGTATTTTCTTTTTATCAAATGCTTTGGCAACAGAGCTAGGTGCAAATACTTCTACTTCAAAACCTACATCCTTTTTTATTTCTAATAATAATTTTTTTTCTTTCGATAATATCTGTCTTTTTAATGTATCAGCTTTTTCTAAATCTATCCTGACACCCTTCCATTTCATATCTACCAAGATAGGTAACAACTCAGATTCTAATTTAAATATACTATGTAATTCTTGCCTGTTTATTTCTACTTTCAATGCTTGCCATAATCGTAGTGTCAAGTCAGCGTCTTGCTCTGCATAAGGACCAACATATTGATAAGGTAGTTTATACATCTCCGCCTTAGCATCTATCTGCCAAGCCTGTGCAGCTTCATATAACAAAGATTCATCTTTCTTTTCTTGTATATAATCTCTTGCTACTGCGTTTAAATTGTACTGCCCTGGCATTCTATTCTCATCAATCAAAGCCGCAGCTACCATGGTGTCAATGATCCTGCCTTTGACGTCAATACCCCAACGTTTTAACCAGCCTATATCATAGCTTGCATTGTGAAATATTTTATCAGCATCATTCTCAAAACCTTTTTTAAATATTTGTCGAACTATATCCTCGTCAAAGTTACCACCACCTTCATGACGTATAGGATAGTAACCTTTAAATCCATCTACAGCGACTGCTATGCCTACAACATGTCCATTACCTGTAGCCCAACCAGGTCCGGTGTCCTTGATTCCAGGATCGTACGTCTCTAAATCTATTGCTATTTCTTTTGCCTGCGATAAATCAGGAAAAGATTCAGGTGCATTCCACTCTTTCGGTGGTTCAAACAAGGGTCTCTGGGTCGACATACTCTATCGTTATCTCCATTTCTTTTTGTTTAT